GTACCGTTTATAGATACTTGTATTTTGTTTGTGACAGTATTTGTTGAGGAAGTTGATGTACCGAGAAACACAGTACCAGGGCTAGGTGCAATAACCTGAGTAATTAAGCTCGTGTATTCAACCCAGATGTTATTTGTTCCACTTGGGGGAGCAGAGCTAAAGGTAATTGTGTTACCAGATACTGTGTACGCTGACCCAGGGTTCTGGGTGACGTTAGCCACCACCACAATCATCTGGTATGTGGACGCAACTGGGCGAGACAGCGTAAACGCAGTTGTACTTGCATTACCGCTGAAGAAATCTACCTGCGGTGTAAACCCTTGGGTTATGACGGTGTTGCCAATGTACATATTAGGTTATCTGTAAAACGGATAAAACAGCATCCATAGAACTTGCAGTTCCAGAGACAACGGTGAAAGCATCGCCAGTATTGAGAACCACCTTACCATCCCCGCCAAACAATGCCAAAGAACCTCCTACAGGGATCGTAGCATTGTTAACAAGGTAGTAGTTAACTGCGGATGCGGTAATGTACACGCTTGCCGTGATCGGGCTAGATGTTGTATTGGACAGTGTCAGCCCAATCGCCGTAGTCTGCGTTGCAGATGCGGCAGTGACAAGCACAACCGGAGTAGTTCCTACTGACTTTGAGACGTACCGTGTAAATGTATTTGCCATGTTTTATCCTAAAGCTATGCTCATTGCGACTGCCGTTCCAGCCGGATCGACTTGAAGATTTGTTTGTGCACCCGCTACTGTGGTAGCACCTGTTCCGCCGTATGCTAACGGTAGGCCACCTGACCCCCACTGAACGTTGTTTGGCATAAAGGCATAACCAGCCCACCCACCAGTGGCTGTAGCATTAGACGTAGAGTAGAAGTACCCCGCTGCACCAGTTACCCCAACAGCAAGAGTATTACCACCACTGTCTTGAATAGTTACGCTACCTGTAGAGTCATTGTCGATGATGTACGCTGTACCTGCAGGAATAGTTGTCTCATCAGGCAACTTAACAGTTTGATTAGAAGTACCTTTGAAGTTTTGAATATATGTTGACGCAGCAGTCATAGTGGTTGTGCCACCAGAAGTTGTTACTGCTGTATATCCAGGAGAATCGTTGTTATACGAGACGTTTCCATTAGCATCTTTAGCAACTAATCCACTTGCTGCATTAAGCGCATTAGCTAGGGCTGTAGCAACACCAGTACCAGGAGTTACTTGAGCGATTGCAGTTAGACCAGCAAGAACAGTATTAAGATTAATAAAGTTAGTATCAACTTGGGTATTTGATAGGGGCGAACCTATTACGGTAGCCCCCGTACCCGCAGTCGATCTTGTACTTATCGTTGTTGCTAATCCGGTCATAACTTATCCTTAGCTAATTGTGATAGCCCAAGTGATTGACATAGAATCTAGTGCGCCTTTATTGACCACAGAAAAAACTGTATGAGCAAGCATAGTTCCTGCACTTGAGGCGTTAAAAATACCAGCTTCGGTTACAGCACCTGTACCGACACCAGCGCCTAAAGTACATACGTATGTACCTGTTGTGCCTGTATATGTATTACTTGTATTAGCAGTGCGTGAACCAGAAATCTCAGCGCCAAGTGTCGTATCACCAACAGCAGCTGCTGTAGTACTGGTGCCAACAGACATATAGTTCATCACGGTTTGACTTGTATCAAACATACGGGAAACTATAAACTGCTTACCAACAGTAGTCACCAAGTTAGACTGAGTCTGTTCCTTGATTTTCCCATCGGGGCCAAATAGTTCGACAGTAACTAAACCAGTTACTTTAATTGTTTCTTCGTTAATCATAATAACCCCTTAAGAAAATGTTGCGTAAGTTCCGACATAATCAGCAGCAAAATACGTAATGTCGCAATACCCTTGAGAAATCAACGAGCCTGTACTTGACGTTGATGCTGAATCTGAAAATGCCTTACTTACTGTCTGGCTGTAATTATCGCCTGAAACTGCCGAATCAGCAAAGGGTTTGCTAAGTAATTTAGCAAGTGATTCACCAGCCGTGAAAGAATCGGAAAGAACCTTTGTGTATGCTCTGGCTAATTGCTCAGTTGCTGTAGCCGAATCTGCCAGTCCTTTGGTATTGGAGAAATGCAAAATCTCAGAGCTGACAACCACATCGCTTCGAGTATCGGCAAATGTCCAAGTCAGACCTTGGTAAATACTTGTATCTATCGCCGTAACTGCGTCTGAAAAAGACTTGGTAAGCAACTTTCTAGCAGAGTCTGTTGGCGTAACTGGGTCAGCCCAGGTGTAAGTTCCTGTGTAATCAGCAGCAAAATATGTTGGATCAGCGTAACTCTCTACAAGAACATTAACTGAACCAGCCTCGTAGTAAACCTTAAGGAAGTTTTTAGCTAAAGACTCTGAGGAAGTAACGCTATCAGCAACCCCTTTCTTGGGTAACTTGCTAAAGTTATCAGATGTAGCAACAGAGTCAGCGTAATTTCTACGGTACTGCCAAACAGTAGTAATCGTGTCATTAGCAGTTGCCATCTCGGTCAACTGCTTAACAAATGTCATCCTAGTGACTTCGTAATCCGATACAGATACAGAATCAGTGTAATTACGATAAAAATGCAAGCTAACGACTGTAGAGTCAGATACAACAACTGCATCAGGGAAGTATTTAAACCGACCAGAAGAGTCTGTAATTGTTGTAGCTACAAGCTCAATATACTGGATTTGAGCTACTGGAAGCGTGTAAGAAACATTAGCAACAGGAGATACGTAAGTCGCCGTAGCCAAAGGGCTTACGAACGAAACACTTACTGATAGGGCTTCCCCATTGCTAGTTGAATTAAGCATTAAAACTCAGCTTTTAACTGGAACTTTAAGGTTTGATAAACTGTCTGGACTGTACCATTTGCGTACGTAATTACGATCTCTCCCTCATAGCTACCAGGAGTGCCTGCAAACATAGCTGGTGTAGAAGCTGGGAAAAAAGCAATTTGCCCCGCAGCACCGTTTGTAACTACCCCAGGGGCAGTAGCTTGAAGTGTTGTTGACCCAACAGGGCGTATTTTTAAAACAACAGATGCCCCTGTCAGACCGACTGGATTCCCAGTTGTCTGGTCAGTAATCGTACAAACAATCGTTGGCCCTGTGTCGTTTTGGACAACTTTAATGATATTGCTCATGTCCACCTCTGGAATTCAATATTGACAGCAGCACGAGTTAAGCCACGGTTAACTCTTTCCCTAACCTCGTTTGTTGCGTCAAAGAAACGTTTTCTGTAGTCCATTGCTGCTTTAGGATCGTAATACGGCTGACCTGGAGTGCCATAAAGGCGTGATCTTGCGCCAAAACAAATCTGCTCTAAGAAATGCTCGTAAATAGGGTACGCAACAGTTGTAGACACCCTAGTCGGCGCTTTAGCTACCAACACCTGCATGGGTGTTAATGGGTTAGTAAATGATGGCCTGGGCACGATATTCATCACATGGTTTCTACGTCGGTAGAAATAATATGGCTGCCCCTGCATTGTCTGCCAGTCGTTGGCTCTGTAAATTTTTGTAAGTTGCTCGACTGACTTGGGTATCAATAGTACGTCACCGTACCAGGCTTCAATAATATCGACTACCGTATATGTACCGTCTATATATTGCCCAAGATCATACCAATCAATATTAGCTATAGGCGTAATATTACTTACGTTTTCTTGAAGATACCTAGTCTTTTCGCAAAACTCAATTGTTGCATTTCTAATAGCTTGAGTAACCACAAGTTCAGGCACATCAGGCAAATACGGGATAAGCTCTGACATAAAGAGGTCGTAACTGACTTCTGTATCTTCATAAAAACTCATGAATCAGTTCCTCTAACAGCAGGATTACGTACGCCAAGAGCATTGTCAGGTGCAACTTCTTTCTCTGACTTGTCTTTGACAGCGATAGCAGCAGTAAATGTAGACAAATACAACTGCGCAAGTTGAAGACCTGGTGCATATTCAGCATCTTTGCTACATGCTCTATACATTATGTAGTCAAGAAGAGCAGATGCGAACACATCAAAAATCGGGATAACTTGGCTAAGCGTCAAGTTGGTAGGCTGTTGGGAATAATTTAACTCAATGTATTGACCGCCTATCTGGGGCGGATAAACATAGAAAGCCATTTGGTCTTCTATGTCATAAATAAAATTCTTTACTTCTGCAGTCGCTGTATCTGTATGCCAGTAAGGATTGAAAGAATCCATGACTTCACGAGAGATTACACGGATAGCACGACCAGGAGTTGCGCCGTCAGAACCCATATTTCTATGAACACGAAGCAACATCCACCCATCGCTAGGTATGGATTGCCTTGTGCCAGCAACAAGCTGGACATTAGATATCTTAGAGGTAGCATTTGGCTGCATCGTCACAATTTGACGAAGGCCATCATTTAACCACCCTAAAAGCTCGGCAGAAGTCCACCGTACGTTAGCGACGTCCGTTAACTGCAGTGCTGCATTATTAACAATGGTTTGCGCTGTAATAGTTCCCATAAATCCTCATAGGAAAGTAGGGGCACAAGGCCCCTACAGATTAGCCAGCGTGTGCTGCGAACCAATTCAGTCCATCTGGTGTGATGAACGTTGTTGATTTGACTGTTGTGATACCGAATGGTAAGTTTGCTGTACCGTAGTTAATTGTTCCACCAAGAGGGGGATAAACCAACAAAGTATTAGCACCATTGTTGAATACAGTAATAAAAGCAGAACCTTGGTTCGTCAATTGAGCTGTATTGAATGTAGTACCAACAGTATTGAAGTGAGCAATATCATTTACGATCTGATATGGCTGACCTGCTCCGCCTGTAAGCGCTGTAACTGCAGTTGTAGAAGTTTGGTTTGTACCACTTCCAGTTACTGTAGCTGTTTGTGAGTTTGCAGTGCTTAAAACGATTGGGCCGCTATAGTCACCGCCAGCAACCTGAGCTGCTGTATTAGACCATTCGCCGACGTTAACAAGTTTTGTTTGTGATGTCATTTTTTCACCTATTAATTTGGGTTGGAAAGAACGGGGCCGAAGCCCCATTCATCTATTAGCCTGCTGCTACCAACAAAGCCAAACCGTTAGGTTGAGTAACTTGAGTACCATAAACATTCAAGCCACGAACCAATGTACCGAAATCATTGGGGTTCTGTAAGCTCTCAACTTTGGCAATTTGTGATGCAAAAGTGATTGCAGACTTATGTCCAGCAATGATAGCGTGACGCTTTAATGCACTGGCTTCAGTTCCAGTAGAACCGTTGGGGTTTGTCCAAGCGTTACCTGCTGTACCTCTTGGTACTAAGTTAGACACATAAACAGTGAAACGGTCGATCATACCGATCTTGCCATTACGGAGAATAGAAGAAGCATCACCCATAAACTGAGCCTGAGCCAAGTTAGATTGCATGAGGATTTGACGCTCTGTAGGAGTAATGATTAACCAACGATCTGTCTCAGGAACATTAGACTCGTCCAATACGCTTGACAAAGCTGTGATGCTTTGGAGAATATTAGAAGCTGTCAAAGTTACAGGAGCCAAGTCAGTACCTAGGTTGTAAGCACCAGAAATAGCACCAGCTGTAGCGCCTTGGTTAGCAGCTGCACCTTGGTTGAAATTTGTGTACAGAACGTCTTTGTCGATCTGAATCTTCATTTGCATAGAAGCGTCATTGGTGAACATGTCCATCAATTTTGGCTTTGCTTGGAGTTCAAGAACGTTGTTAACGTTAACACCGAAGTACTTACCATGATTGATAGTCAAAGTAATTGTGCTTGGAGCTGGAACGTCATAGTTCAAAGACTGACCAACACTATAAGAATAGATGTTGATTGTTGGGATTGTGTTGATAATCACGGTATCACCCATACCAGTGATATCGCCTTGCCAATCAGTATTAGCGATTTCGCCGAAAACTGTAGCTGCGTAGAATTTCTGAGCTAATTTACCAGACCAGAGGGCTGGAATAAATGAACCAGAATAGGCTGTGCCTGAGTAGGCAACCTGACCAGCGGGGCTGTTAAAGCCACCAGAGTTAATGGGATAGGCTGCTGCTGCGGTAATTGTTGACATGATTTACATCCTTTAAAAAACAAATTGTGGGATGCAACCAATGTGGGTGTACTATCTTATACGACCTTCAGCAATGGCTGCATGGATATCTCTTTCCATTTGAGCCGCTTGAGTTTCGTCCAACATACCCCTTCTCCAGTCTTCGTAAAATTGCGTTATTTGGTTTTGATCCCAAACAGGCTTACTATCTGAAGTAGCAGGTGGTGGCGAATTTTTCGAGCGAGTCGGTGCTACTTGACGCTGAAGCTGTTGCTGTCTAGTCTGTTGGGTTTGCTGCGCAGGTGCTAATGTGGCTTTATATTGTTTGAAAATATTAGCCGTACGGGTTACATCCAAGTTCTCAAACGCATTATTAAGTGCTACTTGTCTTGGTAGGCCATAGATCGGATCGACTTCAGCTAACCAGGATAAAAACCCTTGGTCAACATTCATTGCTTCCCAATCAGGAACTTGCTGTGCTAATCCGGAAAAGAGGCGGTCTTTATCAGATACCACTTGTCTTTCACTAACATTACCAAGTTTGCCTTGTAACTCTTCAATCTTAGCGGTCAACTGAGCTTCACGATTTCGGAAATCCGATACCTTAGCTTCAGTCGCCCTGTCAATCAAATCCAACAAATCAGGCCCAAAGGCTTCTTTGTCTTGTTCAGTGATAAGAGACTTAACGTTAGCTTGAGCAGGTGCTTGCTGTTGTGTTTTAGCTACGGCGTTTTCTGCAATGAGTTGTTGGAGTTGTCCATTCATCTCACGCATTTGCGCATGTAGCCTAGGTACTTCAGCGTCGTACATTCCTTTTAAAGTTAGGTACTTGCGTTCCCATACTTCTTCAGAAACTGCTGGCTTCTGTTCTGGCTCTTGCGAAACGGTTTGCTGCGGTTCTGAATTAGGAGCTGGTGGATCGTTTGGTGGTGGATCATTTGGTGTAGTCTCCGGGGTTTGCCCGGTCTGCCCATTTAACTGTGCTACCAACGCATCTGCTGCGTCAACTTGTTCTTGAACTGCTTTTGGCAATGCCATTTCTATCTCCTTCGCTCCGACTACGCTTCAGAACTCCGCCTTGACGGTCTGTTCATATTCGCTTACGGTCTGCTACTTGGTTTAAATTTTGGTTTGTGACTCTGTGCTCCGACTTAACGGTCTGCTCAAGGTCTGCGGGTTTTTGCTAGTAAATTACCAGCATCCTCAATGTACCCAAGGATTTCCTTGAGTTCTAAGCTTCGGCCTTGCAACCTAGACTTCATTGATTCATTCTGCTCGATTGAAAGATTCTCTAAAGTTTCTAACCTTCGAGCTTTTAAGAATTCTAACAGAGGTTTCATCTCTTCGGAACGTAGCAGTGAAAAACATCTTGCTACTCGCTCGTCAATGCGAACCACTTACTTTGACATTCCGTCTGTTTGGGCTTCTTCAACGTGGTACTCTTTTCCACCACGCTTACCGAGTTCAAAGTTGCCGCCGTCTTTACCGCCAGCGCCTTCAGACTTGGAGCCTTTAGACATACCATCACCGTGGTTGGTTTCTTGAGTTAGCTCTTTACCTTCACCTTCGCTTTTACGCATAGGTTTGTAATCGCCCTTGACGTTCTCTTCAGAGAAACCTTTTTTCTCGTTAACTTTCATTTAAAAACTCCTTTATGTGAATTATCTACGATGAACGAAGTTTGTCAACTACTAACCCCGGCTTGAGGCGCAAAGTTGTTAGCTACTGGCGCTCCGTTCATCAATTGAGCACCCATAGTGGGTTTGGGAGGCGTACCGCCCGCTTGTGCCTGGCCCATCTGCTGAGCCATAGCTGCTTGTTGTTCGGCTTGCTGTTGAGCTTGTTGGTTAGCCATTTTTTGTTTAATGATCTCAACAGGCGGCACAATTTTATCAGGGTTAAGTTCCAGTTGCTTAGCCATTTGGCGTAAAAGCTCCGCAATTCCGTCCATGCCAACAACTTGTTCAACCACTGGGCTTTGAAGCGCCATTTGCAAGAACTGAGCTTGACGCTGAGCAGCTTGCTCTTTAACCATGATGGCTTCAGCACCGTGAGCACGTACGTTAACGTCGCCCTTCAAGTCTGGATCATCTCCGTACCTCATGTTGTAGAAGTACAACCTGTCGATGGCTGGCTCAAGAACATTCTTGTCGATATTGCCTACAACTTGCTTGATAGACTTACCAGCGTTGCCCATAAGCATAGACATACCAGTTGCTGTTCTACCCGCACCGCCCGAAGCACTATCTCCAGTCATATAGCGTGGAATACCTGTGTACTCATCTGCTAAAACGGAAAACTTCTCGTAGACTTCCATGAGTTCAGCAGCTAACGAATTAGGCTGGAAGAACTGCATCGGAGGAGCAGAACCTGCAAGTGGGTCGCTAGTAACCTGCCAAATCTTCCAAGGGAACATCTGCGTTAAGTTTTCACCCTGGGGTAGACGATCTACGTTGTAAACAACCTGAGGGCCAGATGCAATAGACAAGTTATTGACTAAAGACCTTGCAGCAGCGTTACAGACGTCCTGGGTATCTCTGGCTAGGTCAGCTACTGAATTGCCCCAAAAAGCCCCTGGAATCTCTTCGTAAGACGCTTTAAAGTATGGTTTACGACCAAGTGGGTCAGGATTGATAACAGCTTTAATAACCCAATTACCAACAGTCCATACTTCTACAGGGTAATCAAGAAGAGCGTCTGGAACTTCTTCGTCGTCCATTCCCCAGTCAAGCAATAGTTGTCCTTGTACATTTCCCCAAAACTGAAGCGCATCAATCAACTCAGACGGGTTTTGCTGAACGCCCATTGTTGACTTACCTTCAGCAGCGGCCTTGTTCATATCAACGTAAATCCAGTCACGTAGACCGCCTTTACCGTATTCTTCTAAAACGCCCCTGATTGCTCCGTCGCTGTAGCCTTCTACGCCAAGCAAAGCAACTAGGTCTCCCCTGTGAAGCTTATGTCTCTCGATTAAGTAGCCGTCGTCAATGTAGGACGAGTCAGCAGCTGGATAAATATTAAACGGGTCAACTCTTTCCCACTCAAGGGTTAACTCATCTTTAATGTCAAGAACGTAATCTTTGCCTTTCCTAACCCATTCCATTTTAGGCTTTTTGCGAACAACAGGCCCTTTTAAGATCGCACTTGGGAAGGTAACAATATCATCAATGAATTCTGTAAACGCTTTTACCCAGTTGCCCTGCGACAGCTGGTCTTCCATCTTAACTTCCATGCGCTCACATGTGCGCCATGCAACATCCTTCATATGCGACATAGCCGCATCTTTCATCTCAAGCAAACGCTCACGTACTTGTTGATCTGTAGGAGGCTGACCGCTTAGGTAGAGCTGTTTAATCTCTTGCTCAGCTTGTTGAATAATATTCTCAACCTCGTTAGGTGGTAGGTCTGGTATCGGGCTTGGCTCTATTGTCCAAGGTTTATCTTCTGATGCTTGTAGTAATGTATCTTTTAGCCAGCTCGATGCAGCCCTGCATTTATTGGCTGTAAGCATCATGTATATCGTTGAGCTTCCTTGCTCACGTAGCTGAGCTAATTTATCGGGATCATATTCACCTCTACGCTGGCGAACACTTTGAAGCATCTTATTTTCTGCAGTCTGTTGCTTTGCAAGCATCGCTGCTGTCCATTTCATCTTGACATAACTTGCAAGACTACGGACTAAGGTTGAAGAGTTCTCTATCTGCGCTTTCGCTCGCTCTTCTTGCTGAATAGCTTTTAATGACTTAATGTTTACTAGCCCACCGTAGTTCACAGAACCCGGCGCAGCTGAATTAGTCATGTTTAAACCTAATTGCATATTAATTCCATACGTAAGGTACTTTGTGAACTTTCACCGCCTTCTTCTCCCATGCGTCGCCGTTAACATTTCCGTCGGCATGTAGACAAGCATACTGATGAGCATCAGCAATGTGTGAGTGCGAATTTTTTTCCGGCTTGTCATCAGCTTCGCCGTTTTGTCGTATTTTATACCGATACCCGCCTCTTAGTGCAGGAATTAAATGTACACAACTCGGATCAATCAGATGACCAGGCTTGCCATCAACCGTTCGAGTGAGGAATTTATCAACTGCGTTCACCCTTGCAACAACGCTGTTTGACTTGGCTGGGATGACTCTAAAACCC